GAGCTTCGCGAGCTGGTCCGCGAGCGCCTCCGCGTTGATCTCCGGCTCCGGCTCGGCCTGCTTCGCGGGCGCCTTACGCTTGCGCGTTGCGGGCGCCTTGGCGGGCTTGGCCTCGGCCTTGGCCTCGGCCTTGGGCTCGGGCTTCGCGGGCGCCTTGGCGCTCGTGCCGCGCGCCTTCGCCCACGCCTCGCGCTTGGCCTCGCCCTGCGCTGCGAAAGCCTCAACGCGCGCCTGATCGCCCGCGTCGATGGCGGCGAGCAAGCTGGCCCAACGCTTGCGCTTGGACGCGCCCGCCTTGGCCTCGACCGCGTCGCGGACAGACTTCCGGCCCTTCGCGCTGCGCGCGTTGATGTACTTGGCTGCGTATTCGCGTGCGGAAAGATTCTGCTGGTTGCTCATGGCAAACCTCCTGTGCGTGTTGTCGCGAGAGTTGGCCAGCCGAAGCTGGCACTCAGGGAATCCCCCTTCGGGGTGCGTGTACGCGAGGCAGGACGATGGGCCTTTGGTGGAGCTGCGAAGATCGTGGCGTGTGGGTTGCGCGTGATGGGCTTCGTGCGGGTCAACGCGGGCGTGTTGGCCGAAACGTCTGACCCCGCCCAAAGCCGGTCGCAACCCCGTACAACGGGAGGAAAAATCCTCACAAAATCAATCACATGCGAGTTAGTGTGCCGGGGGTGTGCCCACACACATGCGTGACCCCAGGGGGGTGGGTGGCCGTTTCGCCGTCGGAGTCCCGCGAATTTTTATGTTACCTCCCCCTCTCAGCACGACGCGGAGCAAAAAATGAAAACGTCCGAACCAAAAGACCTGACGACACCATCTGGCCCATTGCGCTGGAAGAAGAAAAAGGGCGTCGACTGCGCGCTTATCCGCTGCGTTGGCTGTCGCCGCCACATCTGGGTTGGCGCCGAAGAAGCGCACACCCGCCTCTGGTGCTCGAACGAATGCAAGGTCGAGCGCACCGAGGCCGAAGCTCGCAAGAAAGAACGCGAGCGCAGGCGTGCAGAGCTTAAAAAAAAAGGAAAGAGGAAGGATGGGAAGACCACCCACGAGGATGGGCGCCCAGGAGCAAGCTAAGCCCCGACGAGCTGGCCTACCGGCGCCACTATGAAAACAGGATGCGCGTCCTGCAAAACCGCCGGAAAAGGCAGGAATCACTCGGCGCGGAGATCGCAAGCATGACGAAGAAAAACCAGCTCACTCCCCAGGAGTCAGCCCAGCTCCGAAAGTCGATCCACGACTACGTCCTCAACCACATCCACGAGGCGAACGAAGTCGTAATGGGGCGCGCTCAGTGGTCGCCAACGCAGGCCCGCGTATTCAGCACCCTGCTCAACAAGGTCGTTCCCGACCTTAACGCCTCATTTGTCCAGCACGAGCACAGCACCAAGTCCCTCAACGATCTGAGCCGCGAAGAACTCGAGGCCATCGTCCAGGGCGAGTCCAACACCGAAGTAAAAGGCGAGGTCATCGACCATGACAGTCAGAAACCGAGCGAATGACAGCATCGAGTCCACCATCACCAAAGAGCAGCTCGGGCAGGCCATGTCCCAGCTCGATCTCAGCAGCGTCTCACCCGAAAACCGACAGTCCGCTGTCATGGATCACCTTATGGCCGTGATGGCCGAGACAGTTACCGACCGCGACAAGTCCCAGGAAATCAAGGCAAGCCGAATCCTCCGCCATGGCCGATAAGACACTCAACAAGCAGGAAGTCGCGAAGTACCTCCTCAAGCTCCGCAAAGCCTCCGAGTCTTTCGAGGGCTTCGTGCGCCTCATCTACCCGGACTGGACGCTTCCGAGCTTCCAGCTCGAACTCATCAACACGCTCGACCAGCTCGAGCGTGACGACCTTGGCTGCGACAACGTCCTTATCACGATGCCACCGCGCTTCGCCAAATCCACGTTCAGCACGGTCCTGTTCCCCACCTACTTCATGGCCCGGAACCCGAACCGCTATCTCATGTCCTGCTCGTACAACGCCGAACTCGCCAAGGACTTTGGCCGCCAGATTCGCAGCGTCATCGAGCAGCCGAGCATCGCCCAGGCGTTCCCGGACCTCAATCTCAGCCAGGAGTCCCGCGCCGCCGACACATGGCGCACCGAATCCGGCGGCGCCTACTTCGCCGTCGGCGTCGGCGGCACCACAAGCGGGCGTCCCGCGAACTGCTTCGCTGCCGACACACCAGTCCATACTGAGACCGGCATCAAGCCCATCAGCGAGATTAATCCGGGAGATTCCGTCCTCTCGTACAACCATAGCCAAGAGCATTTCGAGTACAAGCGCGTCCTCGCCACAAGAAACAAGAGGTCCACAACGAAAACATACAGCGCGGCAGGCGCAGTCTTCCGCGCAACGCAGGACCATCCTGTTTTCTCAGAAGGCAAGTACCGAACCTTAGACGAGGTAACCCATGGCCAGTTACCAGTGCAGTCACTGCGGCACTCACTTCCAGGCGAAACCGAGCCAGCGCAGGAAGTTCTGTTCGAGGGAATGCTACCGATCAGCAAGTCTCATAACGCTGGAGTGTCAGACTTGCCACAGCACCTTCGAGATCAAGGAGTACGAAGCCTACAGGAAGCGCAGGACTCGCAAGTTTTGCTCTCACGAATGCGCGGCGAACAGCTTTGTCCGCAGAGAGGAGGTGCGCTGCGAGAACTGCAAGAAAGTCGTTCTTCACAAGCCTCACTATGCGAAAGATCGCAAGGCTTGCAGCAAGAAATGCGCGGCAGAATTAGTCCACGCCGAAGCCCGGAAGCGCAGGCACCGGATATGCCCTCAGTGTGCAAAACACTACAAAGCGAAGACGACGTATCAACAGTTCTGCTCCAGGGGCTGCGCGAACAAGGCGCACAGCAAGCGTGTGTCGAGGGAAAACAATCCGAGGTTTCTTCATGGGGAGGCGTACTTCCCGTATCCGGCGGACTGGTATCACATATCAGCGAGAATCCGCGAAAGGGACGGGCATCAGTGCATTATCTGCAAGAAACCCGGCGCAAACATGGACGTCCATCACATCGACATGGACAAGAACAACAACGTGCCGGAGAACCTAATCAGTCTTTGCAGAAGCTGCCACATGCGAGTCCACAAGACGCATGGCTTGTGCCAGCGAGCTGCACCGAAGTTGCGGAAGGCCGCTACGAAACTGTCTACGACCTCCAGGTCGAAGACAACGAGAACTTCGTTGCATCAAACATCCTTGTTCACAACTGCCTGATCCTCGACGACCCACTCAAGTCCCGCGAAGACGCCGAATCAGTCACCCAGCGCAACAAGTCCTGGAACTACTACGTCTCCGCGCTCAGCACCCGTCTCCAGCCCCAGCCTGACGGCACCAAGCCCAAACAGATTGTGGTCCTAACACGCTGGCATCCCGACGACATCGCTGGCCGCCTCATGGCCACGGAAGACTGGGCCGAGGGCCGCTGGAAGCACATCAACTTCAAGGCCATCCAGACCGTCAAAAAGCACAAGCGCAGCCGCCGCAACCTGCCAAAAGACGACCCGCGCTACATCGACGACCCGGCGGTCTACAAGAATCTCCCTTCAACAGTCCGCGACGTCCATGTCGAGGAAGAAGCAAGCCTCTGGCCCGAGCGCATCCCTCTCGAGGACCTCAAGCGTCGCCAGCGCCTCAATCCCCGAGAATTCGCCTCGCTCTACCAGCAGGAACCCTACATCGAGGGCGGCAACCTCATCCGCACTGAGTGGTGGCAATACTACCCATCAGACTTACGCCCCCAGAGCTTCCAGTCCCTTATCATCACCATCGACACGGCGTTCAAGAAAAACGAGCAGTCCGACTACAGCGTCGCCTGCGTCGCTGGCCTGGACCGAAGCGGTGACATCTACATCGTCGACGTCATTCGCGGCAAGTACGAGTTCCCCGAGCTCAAGCAGCGCCTCATCCGCCTCAACAACACATGGCGCGGCCGTGGCCTGCGCGCCCTCTACGTCGAGGACAAAGCCTCTGGCCAATCCCTCATCCAGTCTCTCAAGCGCGAATCCGGCATGGCCGTGATTCCCTACAAAGTCGACAAGGACAAGGTCAGCCGCGTCAACGCCATCCTTCCGATCATCGAAGGCGGCCGCGTCCTCATCCCTGAAGAAGCTCCATGGCTCGACGCTTTCATCGACGAGATGGTCACGTTCCCCAACGGCACCCACGACGACCAGGTCGACGCTACCGCCATGGCCATCGACATCCTCAGCCGCACGGGCCTGACACCTGACGAAGTCAGCCTCCACGTCAATCCCATGCAGAGCCTCAACAATCAGGCCCCCAACTTCGGCAAGTCCCTGTTCAAGACCCTCTCCGGCCGCGCCCGGTCATGGAAGGGCTGGGGTCAATGACAGGACGACACACCGCCTGGCCGCAAAGAGAATTAAGCCATGGAAATGTATCGCAGCGCTGAATACGCCGCAGGCCCGAACGAAGGCATTGTTGTCGATCTCTCGGAGCATGCCGAGCGCCTCGTCAACTATGAAGACATCGCCCCACTTCTCACCGAAGAACAGGAGCGGCGGATCGTCGACTACGTCAAGTCGATGGTCGACATGTCTTACAACAAGATCAGCAAGCGCTATCCTCACTGGCGCGAGGCCGACCGCGCCCACGACGTTTACGTCCCGCCCGACGCCACCGAATTTCGCGAAAAGGCGGTCATGGCCGACACCCGCGCCGTGGCCGACACCGTCATCACCTATCTCATGTCGGCCCTCACGGGCCGCAACCCCATGTTTCAGCTCGAAGGGCTCAACCGCAAGTCCCGCAAGTCGAGCATGATTCTCGAGCAAGTCTTACACCAGCAGATGCGCCGCACGGCAGGCGAGTCGCGCATCGCCCAGATGCTCATGGACAGTGTCCGCTATGGCTTCGCGCCCACGAAAGTCACCTGGGACGCCAAGTCGAACCAGAACCAGCTCATCAACTTTGACCCACGCCGCTGCTTCCCGGACCCCCGCGTCAACTGGGGCGACTGGGAGAACATGCAGTTCATCGTTTTCAGCGACTATCTGAGCTTCAACGCCCTCAACGCCTCTGGCCTGTACAAGAAGCTCAGGCAGTACCCGCAGCTCCGCAACAAGCGTGGCCCCAACAGCTCATCCTGGCAGGCCCACCGCTGGCATCAGGAAGAAGGGCGCGGTCTTTCCATCGACCCCGCCTCCCCGAACCAGCGCGAGCGCAGCGATCACGCCTACTTCACCCTTGGCGACGCCCGCGT